AATAAATAACGAAAATATGGGTAAGTTTATGAGAAGAATACAAGGGTTAGTATCTTATTATAAGACAGCTGATGAAGAACTATACCCTAAGAAATTAGAAACAATTTATAAAAATGTAGATATGTCTAATTATCAATTTAGTTATTATGCTAATGTTAGAAACGATGAAATAAAAGAAGAAGAAAGATCTAGAAAAATGAAAAGAACACGAAAAGATGAAGATGTATTTAATATAAATGCTTCCTATAAAGCCTACTCCAGAATGGCTTGTAATTTTGTATTCCCAGAAGATATTAAACGTCCTTTCCCTAAAGATATTAAGAATAGGATTTTAAAGAAAGAAATAGATATAGCTGATGACGATATCATATCACAAACACCAACTACTATAGCAGACAAAGGTAAATTATATGATATGGAATTGAATAAAGCATTATTAAAATTAGAAGAAAATGGAGATAAATATTTACAAGGTAAAGGATTATATGATAATAGTCCAAAGATGCACACACTATTAAATGATTTGACAACTAATAAAAAGAAATCTTTACTATATTCTCAATTCCGCACAGTAGAAGGATTACATATATTTAGTAAAGTTTTAGAACAAGCTGGTTGGATAGAAATAGATGTAAAACCTTTATCTGGAAATGATTTTGAGATTGTAAATGCTAATAAAGTATTAGATAGTAAATATAATAATAAAAGATATATTATATTTGGAAATAAAGAAAAATCTGATGTTTTGATTAACTTATTTAATGCTGATATGCGTTTCTTACCACCAACAATACAAGAACAATTAAATAAGTATAAATTAACAGAAAACTTAAGAGGCAAATTAGCATCTTTACTTATGATTACACAATCTGGAGCGGAAGGATTAAACTTGAGAAATGTTAGGTTTGTTTATATATTAGAACCTTTCTGGAATCAAGTGAGAATAGAACAAGTAATTGGAAGAGCAATTAGAAAGAATAGTCATAGAGAATTACCAGATAATGAAAGAAATGTTCAAGTAGTAATGTATATTACAAAATTAAATGAAAAACAAGCTAAATTAAATAAGACAATCCAAATTACAGATAATAGTAAGACAACAGATGAAAAAATAAGAGAATTAGCAGTTAAAAAAGATAATATTAATCAAACATTCTTAAATATTGTAAAATCTAATGCGATAGATTGTATAGTTCATTCTACTAATAATAAACCATTAGAACATAATTATAAATGTTATGTTCCAACTATGAATATAGACTTGACCAATATCGTTTATAATCCAAATATTAAAGATGATACAAAAGTTAAATTAAAAGATATTCGTGAGAAAACTATTTCTGGTAAAGGTAAAGTAGTATTAAAAGATGATAAGAAATATGTAGTAATGGATAATAATACTAATAAATTATATGATTATAATGCTTATAAATATGCTGGAGTTCTAATGGAAAGTATTTAGATTTATAGTTTTTTAATTTTATGAATAATTTGATGCAGAATATTAACCATTATATCCCACTCATAATTTTCAGTAATTTCTTTTTTACCAGTTTTACCGTGTTTTTCAATTAAATCTGGATTTGTATAGTATTTCCATATAGCATCTGCGAAATCATTTGGGTCTGATACTTCCGCCATTCCTCCAATTCCATCTCTTACATTATCAATATAATAATTCCACTTTGGTTCAACTAATATAGAATTGTTATTATTTAAGAACTCTTTAAATCCTCCAATATTTGCTGCTACTTGCGGACATCCTATCGCAAGATGTTCAAATTGACATAAACCAAATCCTTCTCCTTCACAAGTATTCAAACCAATATCACAAGCATTATATAAAATATTGATATCTCTATCTGATAATTGTTGAGGTTTAGGAATTGTTGAAAGATACTTCATTCCAATATCTTCTGAAATATTTCTTCTTCTCAACTCATTCTTATAAATATCTATCAAATTCCAAAAGCCTTTAATAGTTGTTGCTATCATTAGTTTTAGAGGTTTTTTATTTTCATCCTCTAATTTAATATGTCTCTCAACTACATTTACATATGCAATTATAGTGTGATCTAATCTCTTTCTAGGTTGATTCCTATTTAAATTTAAAATAACAAAAGCATCTTGTGGAATATTAAAGTATAAACGACATAAATTTTTATTTATTGGGAAATATAACTTACTATCAAATCCGTGTGGGAAGAAATAACAAGGTATATCCTTCTTTAAACCTAATTCTCTTACAACATTCTTCCAATGAGATGTAAAAGTAATTACACCATCAAAATAGGTATTAAGAAGATTTATATACTCTGGTTTTTGATAAGGATATACTTGGTCCATATAACTAATTAGTTTAAAACTTTTTCTCTCATCTGGTGTCATATTTTCTACAATTGTTTTTGTTATAGAACTTGTAATTACCATATCATTAAATATTATAACAATATCCTGAGGATTTTCACGCATATAATCAGCTATTTCTTTTTCACCAAATCCATTTCTTTTAGGATTTTCTGTAGCTAAAGCATCGTGTAATATTACACTACTTGGTATATCATTTCTATTTGTTGTAGTTTGTTTAAAGTTTTGGAACCCATAAATGGTAAGTTGTATGTCATCTTTTAATCCAAGATACTTGGAAATATAATATACAACACGACTATACCCATTTGACTGACCAATAGGATATGTTCCACATAACATAACACGTGTTTTATTTGTAGTATTATTAACTGGTTTCTTAATTTCTGTTATTTTAATTTTACTGAATTGTTCTGTAGATAGAGTAGATGGAACAGGTTTTTTTTCTATTTTTTCTGTAATTAAAGGATTTATTGTAATTTTTGGTTTAGAGTTTGTTATAATAACATCATCTTTTTTATCATCTGTTTTACCAAAATCTGTTTTATTTTGTAAAATATTTAAAATAGAACTCATTTCAAGTAAATATATTAATTTATAATAATGTTGTTTTAGATTTTTAAGTCAATTTAACTCCATAATAAATTAATGCTTCTTTTGCTGAATTATTCTCTGCTTCTTTTTTTGTAAAACCAGTAGATTTACCTAAAATTAATCCTGATTTATCTTTTACACAATACGTAAAGACTTTTTGATTATTTTTGACTTCTATACTAATTTCATAAAACTTGGGGCTATCTTGATATGTAAATTGCATATGATGAACTAACATATCCTTGAAATTATTCTTCTTATTAATTAACTCAGCAAAATCTAAGTATTTTTCGAATATATTGATAATCCACTGTTCAGCAATATGATATCCTGAACCAGATAAGGGTATGAAACCTTTATTTGTTAAATTATGTGAAAAACTAACTTCTTCTCCATTCTCATTAAAATCAATAAATATCGCTCCAATAAAGGCTTCGAATACATCTTCCATAATTTTATAATTGTTTCTACCTTGGACATCTTCTACTTGTTTGGATAACAATACATACTTATTAAAGCCTACTTTATTTGATAAAAAACCTAACATTTTACCATTAACTAACTTTGTTCTTAATTTTGATAAGAAACCTTCATTCTGGTCTGGATATCTTTCATATAAATATGTAGCAGTAACCATACCTAAGATTGCATCACCAATAAACTCTAATCTTTCATATGACATCTCTTGAAGAGGTAAGCAATCATCAGGACAACGTTCATTACCAGATTTAAAGTCGTCATTTTTCATAGTGCAATAAGACCTATGAATAAATGCATTTCTGTAAATATTAATATTATGAAAATCAATATTTTCTAAACCGTGATTATTGAAAAATGATTGTATATCTTCCTTGTTTGGCAATACATTTGAAGGATTGTAGGGTAGTTCTTCATCAGGAGTTACCTGTGTTTTATTATGAATATTTACCAATTTATTCATATTAATTAATTAATTAATTCTGTTTTAGCTAATACCTGTTTTAATATAAAATTATAATATTCATTTTTTTAATATAGTTTATAGTTTTGAAAATATGTAAAGTAATGAAGGAATAATTATTAATAACTTATCTGGTTCATCAACATTATCCATTATAACAGTAACTATAATTAAAGAGCGTAATGATACTGATGTTCTCATCATTTTATTTAATCTATTATTTAGACTAATTATGTTATTATCAGTATTTTGTAACATTTTAGGATAAGAAGATATTTTACTGATATCTTTACGAATACGACTATCAATAAATCCGATATCTTGTAATAACTGGTCGTTAAATGGTTCTAAAGCAGTAATATAATTAAACTCAGAATTTAAATATAAACAAGTTCCATCTATTAATGAGAATACACGGAATAATGATAAGAAATCTTGATTTATTTTAATCTTTAAATTATCAGAAAATGTTTCTCGAGATATAACAGAAGTTTTTAATTGTTCAAGGTCTAATGTTTCAAGATAATTGAAAAAATCTTGGAAAAACATTTTTAATTCTAATAATTCTAATGTATCTTCTAATTCAATAATTTTAAGATTAATTAAAATATCTACAAACTCATCTATATCTTTTTGATATACACTAAATACTAAAGTATTTATATTTGCTATAAACTCTGGAGATAGTTGTATAACATTACCAAAATCAAATAAAACCATTTCACCTTTACTATTTATACCTATATTACCTGGGTGTGGGTCACAATGAACTGATCCATATCTAATAACTTGTGCTAAGAATAAACGAACTAATCTTTCTGATAATTCTTTAGGGTCTATATTATTTTGCTTTAGTTTTTCAATATCTGTAATTTTAAATGATTCTACATATTCCATAGTTAAAACTTTTTTAGTAGATAAAGCCTTATATGTTATTGGTATATATACTGGTTCATCTGCTAACTTTTTTTTAAAACGAACCATTTGTATTCTTTCATTTTTAAAGTTTAACTCATTTGATAAAAACTTTCTATATTGTGTTAATATCATCTCAAACTCTTTTGCACGACTACTATTGACTTTAACAAAAATGGAATTTATATTATTTAATAATGTTAAATCATTTAATATTTCTGCTGCTATATCAGGCTTTTGAACTTTAATTACAATATCTTTTTTATTTAATAATTTTGCTTTATGAACTTGTCCTATTGAAGCAGTAGCTAATGGTATGGGTTCTATGTAATCAATTACTCTATAATTGTCTTTTAATTCCTCTCTTATGATATTATCAATATCTTCAAATAATACGGGATCTATCTTATCTTGTAACTTAGAAAGTTCATCTGTTACGATATTACCAAATATATCTACTCTAGTCGACATGAATTGTCCTATTTTTATAAACGCAGGTCCTAGGTCTATTAGTTCATTTGTTAGCCATTTAGCAAACTTATTATCATCTTTTTGAAATTTTTGTCTAACTTGAAGTTCTACTACAAATTTAGCTACACGTAATGTAGATTTTTGCTTTAAATTAGTTTTATTATTTATTCTATCATTAACTTTATTAACATTTTTATTTATATTGAAACTATTTGACATAGATGTATTTATTTTAAAACATTTCATATATTCTTATATACTTAATTTTAATATATAAAATTAATATTTTTTAAATGAAACAACTAAAATAAAAAATATTTAGTAAATAATAAGAATTACTAATGAATACAAAGATGTCTGCATCCTCTCAATTCAAGATAAACGTAAAAGATTTACATCGTAAGATAACAAATGGTAGAAAACTTGTTGAACAGTCCAGATCTACTAATATAAGAAATATTGAAAAAGAAATTAAAAAAATTATTGAAAAAGAAAAAGAATACAGTTTAACTGTATTAGAAGAAATTATACCAGTATCTGTTAATGTAAATGATGAAGCAATTAATAACTTTAAAAATTTGATTCCAATTACATTTGAAATTAAAAAGAAAGTAGAAAAAGAAGTTATAAATCCAATTGTAGTTCATTTAGATGAATCTTTAGATGGAAACATAAGTGCTACAATTGATGAAGATTCAGATGAAGAAATTGAAGATACTGATATAAATGAATTATTAAATTAGTTATATAATTTTAATATTTTTGGAATTACTTTATGACGTTCTACATCTTTATTTGTAAATTTAACGTGTTCTATATCTTCTATGACGTTTCCTTCTAATTTTTTTATAAAATCGCTTAATCCATTATCTTCAAAACCTCTATCGTGTTGTCTTTCATCACCTGTAATTATCATTTTACTATTATTTCCAATACGTGTTAATAACATCAGCATTTGATTAGGGGTCATATTTTGAGATTCGTCAGCAATAATCCAAGAATTTTCAAAAGTTCTTCCCCGCATATATGCCAAAGGACATATCTCAATTATTTGTTTTGCAATTAAACTTTGTATTTTTTGTGGTGTAGTAAATTGATAAAATACATCAAAAATAGGTTTTAACCAGGGCTCCATTTTTTCTTCTAATGTTCCTGGTAAAAAACCGTGTTGTTCTTCTACACTTACAGCAGGTCTTGTAATAATAATTTTATTAATCTCTGAATCTAATAATTTATCAATAGCTGTATAAGAGGGAATCATAGTTTTTCCTGTTCCAGCAGGTCCTGTGGCAAGAATAATAGATTTTTTTGGATTTTCTAATAATTCTAAATAAAGTCTTTGATTATCGTTCCTTGGTTTAAAATCAGGTTTTTTAGTATATCTTTCTTTTCCTTGAAAAAATCGATCATCATCAAAGCTTGAACTAAATGAACTTGGTGAAAAACCATATATTGGATAATCATCAAAATCATCAAGGAACTTATTCTTCTTATTCTTTGCCCTCATCCTTAATATAGGATGGGTTTTTTTTGAATCTATAATTTTTGGGACTTTACAAAATGGAAGCAGTTTTTTATATAAAGAATGCGCCATATACTTAATAAAGGGCTTTATAATTAAATAACAAAATAATACACATTATTACTTTAAATAAATAAAATGTATCCAAAAATAATTGGTTTAGTAGGGCGTTCTCGTGTTGGAAAAGATACTGTAGCAGAATATATTATAGAACAATTTAATGAATATAAAATTGAAAGGTTATCAAGTCCTTTAAAAAAAGCTGTATGTAATCTATATAATTTTACACCAGAACAAGTTGAAAGTAATCAAAAAGAAGAGATTGATGAAAGGTATGGTATTACACCAAGAGAGGCTATTGTTTCTTTAACAGATTATATGATGTCTATAATGGATGTAGATCATTTTACAAAATTATTATATAATAAATATGATAATGGTTATACATCAAAGTATATTATATTACCAGATATACGTTATCCACACGATATAGATGAAGTAAAGAAAAGAGGAGGTATTGTAATTAAATTAAAACGTTTATCTACTTTTAGTTTTCACGATCATGAATATATTGTAGATTCTTTGAAGGCAGATCATTATATAGATAATGATGGGACTATTGATGATTTACATAATAAAGTGAAAGAGATTTTAGAAAAATATAAGTAACTTAATCAAAACTTAAAGAATATTTCTTTTTTATAATTGAATTATCTGTCACAATAGGGGTATTTTTCTTCTTGCTAATATTTTTAATTTCAGTTTTATCTATATTACTTCCTTTTTTCTTTTTATTATTTTGATACTTTAACATTTCATCTTCTAAAGTATCTTTATTTTCTACAATATATTGGAGTATATTATTCTGGAAAAACCATCTAAAAAAGTTTAATTGACCAATTGTTGTTTCAATTACTTTTAATGGTTTCTTTTCTAAAATAAATGATATCCTTTCGTGTCTCCTAAATGGATCAAAGTATGTTTTTGTATAAGATTTTAATTGTGCTCGGTATTCAAGATAAATATGAAACTTTTTTACAGAAGAACCATTCTTTTTACTATAATCTAAATAAATATTATTAGTATTTGTATCTATCCAAAATATTAAATTATTATTCTTACAGTAATGTGTAATAAACCAATCAATTAACCGTAAAGATACGCTATTTTTATTATTTATAATATTCTCTAATAGTTCTTTAAAATGTTTATTTGTTTCATATGTTTGAGTTATTCTATGTAATAATAATTCTTGACTAGAAGTTACCATTATAAAAATGTAAAAGCATTTCTTTAAATAGTGCGTTTAGTTTATTTTGATGAAATTGACTACAAATGCAAAAGCAATAACTGCTAAAAATATGTTAAATGCTATCATAAAGAAAATATAAGGCATTATATACGATATCAAGCTCTTTACAAGAGGTTTTAAAACACGTTGTTGGAATTCTGTTTTTTGTAATTCTTTAGATATAACTTCTAATAAAACACTTATTAATTGATTATTCATTTGTAATTATTATTATTTAGGGATAAATAGATTAACTAAATATAAACTAATTAAATAAAATGATGTTAAAACCCCCTATTAAGAAAAGCAACTATTATTTCTGTAAATTACTTACAAATGATTCTAAACAATTTAAATTAAATATACCATATGCGTCTATTATGGGTATATCTCTCTTATCAAAACAGCAAGGATATCATACTATTATTAATGTTCCACAAGATGATTATGCAAAAGAAACTATTATATCTTTGGAAAAATATTGCTTACAAGAAATGGTAAGAAATAATAATAAATGGTTTAATAATAATCTTACAGAGGATAAAATAAATGATTTATTTGAGAGTTCTGTTATTGAGGAAAATGCTATTAGTTTATATGTATCTCTTGTAAGAACTTATTTTTCCGGTGAAAATGTATCTATAGGTGAATGGTTAGAAAGGGAAAAAAACAATACTCCAAAAAATATATCATTAAGTATAATATGTGATGGTTTATTCATATATAAACATAAGTTTGGTTTAAGATGGGTTATTAAAGAAATTAATAAAAATAATGAAGATTATACAGATGAAATAATTCCAGATAAAAATGATATAGTAGATTTTTGGCAGGATAAAGTGAATGAATATATTAATAATTTAGATGAACTTTCAAAAGAATATGAAACAAAGATTAGTGATATTAAAAAAAATAAACAATTTGTCATTTCTCAGATGGAAAAAATTAAAATAACTGATGTAATTTATTTAGACACAGAAATTAATGAATTGAAAGAACTTATGAAAATATAATTCTTTAAAGACATTTTATTGAAAATATTTTATCTAAAATAGTTATAGTATATATAATATAAAGCAATATGGCAAATAACAAAATGGTTGTATCCCTCGCAATTTTACTTGTTGCTGTTCTATTAGGATTATTATTCGTATCTTACAATAAATCTTCTAGCGTTGTTAGTGCTGAAGGTTTTGAAGATTACACTATTTCTAGCGGTGTCCCCGAAGCACCTAAATCTGAATCAGTAGCTACTCTTTCTAAGGCTAACCCAGATGCTGCTTCTTCAGGTATTGGTGCTTATGGTGGTTCTGAACCTCAAGGAAATGAAGTATTCAACGCTGTAACAAGCGCTCCCGTCAATGGTGGTGTTGTCGATTTCCCCAGAGATCGATTAACTGCCGAAGACCTACTCCCTAAAGATGCCGCCAACTCTAAGTGGGCAAAGATGAACCCCGCCGGACAAGGTGATGTTCTCGACCAAAACTTCTTAACTGCTGGATATCACGTAGGTGTCAATACTCAAGGTCAATCCCTCCGTAACGCCAACCTTCAATTACGTAGCGAACCTGCTAACCCCCAAATGGCTGTATCTCCTTGGAACATTGCTACTATCGAACCCGACTCTAACCGTAAGCCCTTAGAAATTGGTGGTGACTATTAAATTAAATAGAGTTCTTTAGATAAAACCAAATAGTATTTAGACTTTGAAATCTTTTTTTAGCAATTTTATCATAAAAATTATATTGTCTTTTTCTTCGATAAAAGGTATATCTTTCCATTTCTAGTCTCCAATCAGATGGGTCTATTTTATCATAAAGTATATTATCTCTTGTAGAGCCAATTTTCTCTAATATTTTATCAATTAAAATACTTGTATTCCAGTGTTTTCCTTCTTCTATACCAATTTCTTCTAAAATACTATTTTGTTTGCACTCTAATAAACGATTTCTTAGGTAAAATACAAATGATAATCGATAAGAAGAATTATTGAGATACCTTATATTTGTATTACAATGATATTCATGGACGTTCATAAATAAAATATCTCCATTTTCAGGTGTAATTGATAAATTATATCTTGGAAATACTATATCTCCTCCTTCTATATTATCTTTACAAACAACTAATATACCAAAACCATCTTTATAATCTCCTTTATCCAGATGATTTGCTGTCTGAAAATTATAATTTACTGTAATAGTTGTAAAAGCAGTATTAGATATTCTATAAGGT